TCTTTAGGTCTTGCACCCCGTTCTTGTCTAGATACCTTGCTAAGTATTTTATACAATTACCATGCAAAAATCCAGCAAACGCCTCTTTAGTCATCCATGCTTCCATTGCGTCCCAAGGCTGGACGGCCTTTGATGCGTAATGATCGCCTCCTACCTGATAGTTATTCGTCTTCGTCATAATCATCCTCAAACGGGTCATATCCCTTTAGCATGGCATCGACTGCGACCATAATTGGCCCAGTGATATTTACCTTGCCAGCTTCCATCTTGCGAATGGTTGTGCCGCCGTTTGCTGGCGACAGGCGAAGTGCATCTGCCATTTCGTTTACGCTATAACCCATGCGATGACGGGCCAGCTTTAGCTTTTCAGGTGTCATGCCTCTGCCTTACTCATTTGCAGCGCATGGCAAATGGTGCTGTGATCGCGCCGCATAATCCGTCCAATTTCGGTCGTTGTATGTCCTTTTTGGCGCAGCACCACAATGCACTTGCGCCTTACTGCTACCAATGGCTTGAATTTGCGCGGGCCTAAAATGTCCTCCAAAGTGAAGCAATGCGCTTTAGCAATGGCTTCAATTTGAAGCAAATTGGCTTGCCTTGGCGTCATACCGCGACTGTCAACAAGCACTATTTCCTCCGCTTTTTCTTCCGGCATAAAATCATCATCAAACATCTGCTTCTTCCTTGATGAAAATTCCGTCAACCATCTTGCCCTTGCGGTGTTTGATTTCCTGCCAAGCGCCATCAATGCAATCTTCAATGTGCATTCCGTTTTGCGCTGCCATGATGGTCAGCACCACAAACATATCACCGATGGCATCCGAAAATTCTATGTCATTCTTTTTTGCGATCGAGTTAGCCAGTTCGCCAGCTTCTTCGATCAGTTTGACGAATTGGCTTTTAATGTCACTGCCTTTGATTAGGTTGCGATCGTCAGCCCACTTGCGAATTAAATCTGCGTAAATCATTTTATGTCCCCTTAGCCTTCTAATAATTGATTTGAGCGCATTTCTTCGTAGCGGTAATCCGCTTCGTTTGCGCCAGCGTCATGTTCAAACTCAAATGCCAGTTCCTGCAATGTGCCAGCAGGGTCTTCGTCATATTCGATAATCTCTGTAAGCAGCGCAATATGCTGATCATTGCTGATGTATGCGCTGTTATATGCAAAATTCTTGCCATAGCGTGACGCATCCCACAAGCGTTTCTGATGTCTATATTCTGCGTTGTAAGCCTGTAATGCGTCGATCGCGGCTTGCGCTAATTCTGTGAGGTTCTTGCTCATGCTGCAACTCCCTTATCTGCGCTGATTGTTGGAGCCATAGAAAAGCGGCCCCAAGGCATAATTTGTTCAACGCCATCCCATACCTTGATGCCGTAACGCTTGCCGTCAATGTCGGTAACTGTTTTTTCAGTGCGCTTGGCAATACGAACGCTGATAATTGTGTCGTAATCGCAAATGCTGCGGGTTGAGTATGTTGTGTTAGGTTGAAACTTAACCATGATCAGTCTCCTTGTTGGCGGGACTATTCCCTCGCTGATGCCCTCTTTTATGATCGGCTAAATTATATGTAAAGCGTTTTTTTCATTCATTTGCATTTTTATTTGATATGAAAAAACCACTTGACATTATGCCTGAACCTTGCTATAAGGATTTGGTCAGCAGCAAAAGGCTGTTGATGGGGCAACGCCCCGCTCTTTGACAATTTGGAGATTGAAATGAAGTTAAAAGACCTACGCGCACGCGCTGCAACCATTGGTGTCCGCATTGAGGCAGAACGGTTTGACGTTCCAGTTGACGGAAACTTTTGGGGATATTGGCTGATTGATGAAAAGACCAATGATGGCGTCTGGGATGACGAAAATTATTGTTCTGACCATCAAGAGTTAAACGCAGCGTTACGCCAGCTTGAATTTGAGCGCGGCGTTAGATGCAAAGCAATGATGCCCTTCTAATCAAAATATGGCCCTGCCTTCACTGGTGGGGCCATTTTTATGTCTGCCGCTTCGCCTGCGCGATTGCCTCTAACGCCCATGCCTCTGGCGCTCCTGCATATTGGCCCTTGGCCCAATGCTTGCGTATCTGATCCATTGTCAGCCGACCAGATTGAAGGCGGATCAGATCGCACATCAATCTAGTAGCTGCGCTGTGGCTATCCTTGTCCAATTTGCAAGCTGCTCCGTAACTCTGCCAATTCTTCCGCAGTGACATATTCTTGCGGCGGAACATAGTCGCGCTTGTGTATTTGCAACAGATGGCTTGCCCTTGATCGTCTGCGTCTCCGCTCCGAGCCTTCAGCTTGCACCACGCTATCAATTTCGGCTGGCGTCGGCATGAATTTGCAAGTGCGAAGCAACTTCAGAAACCCGCTGCGTAAATCGACAAGCGGATAAATGCGAAGCGTCATCCAGTATAGTTCCAGCCGCTCCGCTTCTTCTTCCACGCTGCGCTTTTGGTTTGCAGTTGCAAGTGATAGCTTGGCGATCATAACGTCAACCTGTTCGCGCTCCGGCATGGGTGGTCGAGGCGCATCAAGAAACTTCTGTAGCGTCTCCGCAGATTTAGGCCCAATCGTCGGCAGATCGTTGCTCATTAGAAGTTCGTCTAGCTTGGCTGGCAATAACGGCTCTGACCATTGCGTTGGTTGGTTCTGCGGTGCTTGCACTATTTCCTGCATTTTTCGTTCCTTTCGGTTCGTAAATATCTAGCCAGCCGTTGATTGTCGAACGATCTAGCAATTCCCCTATGTCATGCCCAGCGGTATGCAAGGCCTCTAGTTTATTGATTGCCCTTGTTTTTGCTCGATCGGTCAATGGACGTTTGCGCTGCTTCCGCATCTCAACCCATCCGTTCCAAGCATCCATTGGTAGCCAATCTGGAAGCTCCACCTTATCTATATGTCTTGAAGGTTCCCTTGAAGGTTCCGTGTCCCGTTTTTGGGACTGTTTGACGGGAAAAACGGAACTGTTCCGTTCTTGGGACTGTTCCGCTTTTGGGACTGTTCCAATATTGGCTTGATAGACCTTAATTTGCCCAGTCCTACCAACTCGCTCACCAGTTTCGCAAAGCCATCCTTCGCTAACTAGCTTACCTATGTTTGAGATAACAGTTTTGCGATCTTGACCAGTAATTTGGCAAAGATGTTTAATGCTAGGGAATATTTTGCCCGTTTGATAATTAGCGCATTCGCATAATGCGACCAGCGTAAACTTTACACTTGATGGTTTGACGTCCGATTTGAAGGCCCATGCCAGTGCTTCACTGCTCATTAGAAATCACCTTAGCACCCTTTTTCGAATTGCAAGTCCTGCATAGCGTTTGCAAATTATCCAAATCATCTGTCCCACCCTTAGATTTTGGATAAATATGATCAACGGACAAATTGATGTGACTATCGCAATGCTTGCACCGATAGGCGTCACGTTCCAAAACAGACTTGCGTAGTGCTGGCTTTAATTGCTGGCTTTTCTTTTCGGCGGATCGGAATGGGTCTGTGTCTAAACCAGCTTCTTCGCATAAAGTGCGAATTAACCACCCGCCCCTGCCATCTCCATATGGAAAAATTAATGCAAGGTGCGGGGCCAGCATCTTGGCTGCGGCATAAACCGCATCTATAGCGGCATCCATTTTTTCTTGATCTGCCTTGCATATACGATCGCAATATTCTTCGTATGTTTCATAAGAAACTACGTCTTGCGTAACAGTTTTCTGGCGTGTATTACTCATTACAGCGATGCCTCCTCTTTAGGCGTTGTTAGAGCGGGTCGAGTGCTTTCCTGCCTTAGTCGGCACTCCCCGCTCGCTCTCCTATAAAGAAATAAACGCATTTGTAAAAGAGAATTTTTGGCAGGTGATTGCCCTGCGCTGCAACCATGATATTCTGCGCGAATTGGTATCTCCTTACCGAAACGGACTTGGGGTGGCTTCGGTCACCCTTTTTTTATTTGGCAATAGTTTTGCATCGCCTTGATCGTATTAACGGAATTCCTTCTTCTTTTCTTATTTGTCCGCACCTTGCTTGCGTGACAAGAAACATTTCTGACACCTCAGTTGCACTTTTTCCCATTTTTAGAAGCTCAATAATCTTGTTGCGATCATCTATTGATAACACAGATTTTGGATTTCTTGTGCCAGACCATGATCCTTTTGGAGGCCCCCGAAACCTTCCACGATCTTTGGCGTCTTGCATATTTTGTGCATGTGTGCCGATCCTTAGATGTTCTGGATTAATACAGCATTTATTATCGCATGAATGCAGCACGCACAAACCACTTGGTATTGGTTGACCTGTTAAGGCAACCATCATCGCCCGATGAGCATATGTTTCTACGCCATTAATGTGAAGTCTGCCATAACCAGCCCTAGTGCGCTTGCTAGCCCATTCGCGGCAATCATTGATCAATTTCGTTCTGCTTAATAATTCGGATATAGTTGGGTGCTCACGTTTCATATAAATCATAATCCTCAAACAATGCTCTGAAGATTGCCTTCCTCAATGGCCAATCGCGGCTGATAGCCATTCGGCTTTGAGGTTTAACATCTTCGCATATCATCCGATTATGCTTATCCTTATATTGAAAGTCAAGCTTTACCCCAACACGCCTTCCATTATCGTGCTTGATCTGCTTGCCGTTAATAACAAACCAAAATTGTGGATGAACGATTAAAGCACTAATTTCTCCAGCCGCCTGCAACGCATGTAGCTCATTGCATCTGATGGCTTCTTTTTTACTGTCATGAGTATGGCCGGCAACACACTGCGTTTTAATAGCGCGATACTTATTAAACCGCTTCATGCGCTTAGTTTTTGCTGCACTAGGCGATCGAGAGCTTCTTGCGCCAGCAGCCAAGCACCAAGCGTCGGCTCATTGCGTTTGCTTTTCCAATTAGATAGCGTGACGCGAGTAATTCCAGCCTCATTCGCTATTTGATATGCCCTGATTTTGTGCGCTTTCGCCAGCGCGTAAAACTCTGCGATCGCCTGATCTACCTTTGTCATATTAAACTTTCTTTCGGTTGATAATAAAAAACGCTTTTAATCTTATGCGAATTGATTACAAGGGCTTTGGCAAATAAAAGGAGACACCACAATGCCAGTGCATAAAAAACTTAACGAAGCGCGGATCGCATTCCACGCATTGCCCCTCAAAAAGTCGGGCCATAATACGTTCGCCGGATACAAGTATTTTGAACTTAGCGATTTTGTAATTCCAGCCCTTCGCATTTTTAACGATGTCGGATTGTGTGCCGTGATCAGCTTTTCTGAAACCACGGCATCAATGCACATCGTCGATGTTGAGGATGGCAGCCAAGTGATTATTCATAGCCCAATGGGATCAGCCAATCTTAAAGGCTGCCACGAAATACAAAACATTGGCGCTTGCGAGACATATAGCACCCGCTACCTTTGGATGGCAGCCCTTTGCATTGTCGAGCATGATGCTTTGGATGCCACAACAGGCAAAAGCGAACCAGCGCCACGGGCTAAGTTTATCAGCAAAGACCAGTTTGCATTTTTAGAGGAATTAGTGTTCCGCACGGGAACCGATCTAGCTTTGCTTTGCAAGCATTACAAAATCGACGCACTCAATGAATTGCCAGAAAGCCGCTTCGACGCGGTAAAGGCTGCATTAGAAAAGAAACTAGCATGACAGACGCAGCAATTATCCAGCGCAGCCCAGAGTGGTTTACAGCACGTTGTGGGAGCCTTGGCGCTTCCCAACTGGCAGACGCACTAGCCAAGACTAAATCTGGCTGGGGAGCGTCACGGGCCAACCTTCGTGCCAAGCTTGTGGTTGAACGGCTCACAGGCCAGCAGGAGGAGGGCTTTTCCAGCGCAGCTATGATCTGGGGAGTAGAAAAGGAAGAAGAAGCACGGATTGCCTACAGCTTCCTTACTGGACGCAATGTCGTTGAAGTTGGGCTGTATAAGCACCCAACGATCATCGGCTCTCATGCCAGCCCAGACGGGCTTGTGGACGAAGATGGTTGCATTGAGATTAAATGTCCTAATTCAGCCACACATATTGAAACACTAAAAAGCAATTTGATTGCTCATAAGTATCTTTTGCAAATGCAGTGGCAGATGCGTTGTGCTGACCGCCAATGGTGCGACTTTGTAAGCTTCGATCCACGAATGCCAGATCATCTTATGCTTTACATTCAGCGCGTGCAGCGCGACGATGATATGCTGGCGATACTGGAAAGCGAAGTCCGCGCATTTCTTGAGGAAGTTGACGAAGACGTAAAAGCGTTATCCAAATTAGGAGGCCAATAATGTCACAGAACGACAGAATTTTAGATCACTTAAATACCGTTGGGACTATTCGCCCAATGACAGCATGGAATGATCTGGGCATCTATCGCCTAGCATCGCGCATTAACGATCTGCGAAAGGCTGGGCATAAAATTAAAACCAGAAAGGTTGAGGTAGTAAACCGCTGGGGCGAAGCAGCTTACATTGCGGAATATAGCCTAGAGGTTGAAAATGTTACCTAGCCGCATCGCAAAGAAGCCAAAGCGCACAGCGCGGTGGCGCTCACAGGGCCACCTTAATTTTATCCGCTCATTCCATTGCGCTATCAATGGCTGTCAGGATATGCCAATCGAATGCGCTCACGTTCGCTATGGTAGTGGTGCAGGGATGGGGCAAAAGCCAGACGATTGGCGCGTTGTTCCATTATGCCGCCACCATCATAATGAGCAGCATACAGTCGGTGAGCAAACATTCTGGAAAGGCATTGACATTGAAGCCTTGATTGAAGCGTTTTGCAAAGCCAGCCCGAAGGCCAGAGAAATTAAAGAGGCACAAGGGCAATGACGCAAACAGTTTGGCTGCGCGGCGATCATCAAAGACGATTGGCGCACCAGCTTATCGACAAAGCTCCACAAGATGCAGTTGTGCAAATCAGCGCCGCAAAGCGCAGCGATGATCAGAACGCAAAAATGTGGGCTATGCTTTCCGATATTAGCCGTGCAAAGCCAGAAGGCCGAGCGCATATACCAGAGGTGTGGAAGTGCATCTTTATGGCGGCACTAGGCCACGAAGTAAAATTTGAGATGGGTTTGGATAACCAGCCCTTCCCAATAGGGTTTAGGACGTCAAAGCTAACTAAGCCGCAGATGTCCGATTTGATTGAGTTTATCTACGCATATGCAAGCAAGCATAGCGTAAAATGGAGTGAAAAATATGAGTGAACCACATAGCGAACAGCTACGCCTTTTGATTGAGCGGATCGAACGCTTGAATGAAGAAAAGAAGGGTATCAGCGACGACATCCGCGATGTTTACAACGAAGCCAAAGCGCATGGTTATGATGTTAAGATTGTCCGCGCAGTGATCCGCCTTCGTGCGATGGAAGACAACGATCGCGCAGAATATCAAGCCGTGCTTGACACATACATGACCGCTTTAGGATTATAGGAGAATATTTATGCAGTTAATTACAATATCAGGAAACGTAGGCAAAGACGCTGAATTGCGCGATACCCGCGACAGCAAGGTTCTAAGCTTTAATGTGGGCGTCAAGAACGGCTTTGGAAGGGATGCTGGCAGCGTTTGGTATCGTTGCAGCTTATGGGGCAAGGCAGCGGAAGCATTTGCTGGCAGCATCAAGAAAGGCA